GCAACGCGGTAAAATGCCGCCTTTGTAGTGGTCTGCGAACTTACCCGCGAGAAGCATATTTAAGATATTATCGTCGTAGTTTTCGACCTCATTTACCTTTTGAAACGAGCGACCAACGATTGACTGAGTAAGTACAGTCCACATTACAATCTTTGTGAAATTCAAAGTAGGCTGATGTTGGCGGAATTCAATCGTCCCGTGCGCCGTAAACGCGTGAATGTTCAATTTACGATAACGGGCGCCGCCGCGACAATCGCGTCCGATGCTATACCCGTTAGGCTGCTGATTGATGCCGTGCGCGTTGTAATAACCGTCCTCGTCGCGTCCATCGCGCAAGCTTGGCTTTACAAGGACTTTTAGCTCGTCTTTGTTGCTGCGCGCCCATTGTGACGAACGTCTTGACGGGCTGACTAACGCGTCAAAATTTGACTCATTTTTGACGAAATGGTTGACTAAGTACTTTAGACGTTTTGGCGTCAATTTGCGAGCCTTTGAGACCTTCCCGTCCCCGTCGTGATGCACGTGAAAACCCATTGTACGATTGACGCAAAAATTGTATTTTTCGAACAATTCGCAAAGGATAAACATTTCGTTTACGAAGTCAATCGGCATTAGCGGTGGGCTGACGACCTCGCACGGGCGCCCACCGTTGATTGAACCGTCGTCTGTAACTTTCCAATAATCGCGAGTGATGTGCGAATCCATATAGCATCGAGACTCGTCGTCCCATCGTATATCGACCCCGCGCTCGTTCGCTTCTCGCATTAGCGATGCGATGTTATCACGACTTAGACCGTCGCATTCAAGCTCGACGCCAACGGTACGAGCCAACATTTTTTGCGCTATTTTGCGCCCTTGATTTAGGTTAATTTCATTCATTTGATTTTTTGATTTAATGCGCCGCGGAATTGCGACGTTGAATTGAATGATGCAAAAAACGGGTACCCCGTCAACAGTTAATTTCATTTTTTTACGGGTACCCCATTCGCAAAAAGCGGGTACCCCATTCGACGCAAAAAGCGGGTACCCCATAAACGGGCGCCGCCGACAAAAAGCGGGTACCCCATAACCAACCCATAACCACGCCCCGAATACGTTCAGCAAAGCGAAATAAAATTAATAGTACACGCGTAACGCGCGGGGCTTATATGTGCGCGTGTGCGCGTAGCGTAACGCCCGTGCGCGCGCGCGAGGGGGGGCGGGGGTCGATTTCGTGCGACTCGTTCGATATATATATACATAAAACGCCCCCTAAAAATTTAGTTGCCCTATGGGGCTTGACAAAGTGCTGCCTATTATACTATTGTTTGTTACCTTGTTTGGTATAGGTGTGCAAAATTTGCCCCTTGGATAAGGTAAATTTACCCCATGAGTGTAGAAAAGGAGCTAGAAGAAGAGATAAAATTAGCAATAGCGCAAGTTGCTGAAGGTAAAGAGCTTGCAAAAGTGCGCAGTTTATCCAGGCACGCGCCAGAAAAGGTGGCTAAAATACTGTATTTGCACGCTATTGGAGTGTCTCAGACGGCTATGGTACGCAAATATGGCTTTGACCGAGGTACTATAATTAATACATTAGTCGACTATGCGGACTATAAGAGCGCATTCAGAGAACTAGGAGGTCAATTATCAGCTAAAAGTTATGTAAATCTAGAGAGTTTAGAAGAAGATTTGATAGAAAGTGTCAGAGAAAAGATACATACTGGAGAATACGAACCTACACCTAGAGACATAAAAGAGATAAGTATAGCCAAAGCTAACGCTGCGCGCCAAGCACTAACCGCGCGGGGCGAAGCAAGTTCAATAACTGAAAGCAGGAATGTAGTTACGCAGGAAGACTATGAAGAAACAATAAGAAAAGCCAAGGAAAGACTCAAGATAATAGACGCGGAGGTAATAGATGCCGAAGAATAAAATGTCAGAACAAGAAGAAGAAGCATTTGCAAAAGCAAAGGCTATTCTATCTGAGCATTTTCCTAACTGGGCTATCATCGTCATAGACGACGAAGCTTCATTAGCATATGATTATACGAATTATTACATAGGTAAGACTCTTTGTAGAGAGACCTTATCTGAAATGAATAAAGATGATATTGAATTGATATGGGAAGAAGCTGAGTTGGAGGACGAAGAAGATGGAACTTAGCTTTACGCCGCACCCTATATTGCAGCCGCCTACAGATGCAGAGATTGTAGCGCTCGGCGAGAATGACCCACAGCTTTTAAAAGACCTTTTTAATGCGCACGAAGGCAGAATCCGCGCAGCTGAAGAAGACCCTATCAGATATGGGTTTGACCTTGCGGGTTGGGACAGAATGTATGAGGGTCTTGCTGAATATAATGAATGCCTTGTTCTTGGCGGAAACCGTAGTGGTAAAACCACAGGTTGCGCGAAGATGGTTATGAAAGCCGTAACAGAGAACCAGGAGGGACACCTTATATGTTTTTCACAGAATATAGATACAAGTATTAAGATTCAGCAGAAAGCGGTATGGGATATGATGCCTAAAGAGTTCCGCAGAAAGACAAAGAGTACAGAGGGTTATATTAATTACTCTATGCAGAATGGATTTACAGGGCAGTCGTTTATCTTTCCAGATACCAAGACCCGCGTAGACTTTAAGACTTATACACAGTTTAGTAACAATCAGACCATCTTAGAAGGTTTTGAGTTCGGCTTCAAAAATCCGCAAGGCACTAATATTGGTGCTTGGCTTGATGAGTACCTGGGCGATGCGACCCTAGTGAACACCTTGCGCTTCCGTCTTGCGACCAGAAACTCTAAGTTGCTAATAGGCTTCACGCCGATTGACGGGTACACACCATTTATAAATGAGTACCTACGAGGAGCAGAAACATTAGAAACACGAGAAGCGAAGTTATTAGATAGAGCATTGCCAGTTAAACAGTATAGTACAGAGAGAGATGCGAGTATTATATATCTGCATTCTGATGAAAATCCTTTCGGTGGATATGAACGTATTGCAAAAGATTTAAAAGGACGACCAGAAGAAGAAATAATGGTTAGAGCATATGGTGTACCAGTTAAGTCAATGACAAGTCTGTTACCATTGTTTAATACAGAGGTTAATGTACTATCTGAGACAGAAAACAAATATGGACGCACCTTCCCAAATATTAAGGATAGAACACGATTTACTTGTTATCAAGTGGTTGACCCCGCAGGAGCAAGAAACTATACTGCAATATGGGCTGCAGTTAATAGAAAAGGACAAGTATTTATTCGCAAAGAGTTCCCAGATAGAGATACATATGGGGAATGGGCTGTTTTTGGCGACCCAAAGTGGAGATACGGACCTGCTTCTAAAAAGATTGGATACAATGTCGAAGGCTATGTCGAATTGTTCAAGGAAATAGAAGATGAACTTGGCATTAGAGTATTTGAAAGAATTGGCGACTCTAGGTATTTTGCGCGAGAAAACGAAAACAATGATGACTTATTTACTACATTTAGCGATTACGGAATGGATTTTGTTCCTTCTGATGGTCGTACTGAAGATATGGGAATATCTGCATTGGACGATTGGTTTAACTACAATCCCGATGTAAAGATAGATAATGCTAACGAACCTATGTGTTTTATACACAGAGACTGTGGTAATCTTATAGATAGTATTATTAATTACAACAGTAAGGGCAAATCTGACGAAGCGCTAAAAGACTTTTTTGATGTCTTGAGATATTTACGAATGGCAAACGGTGGCGAAGGTCCCGACCACGTAAACAATCAAGACTTAAACGCAACCCGCAAAGCTAAAGGAGGATACTAATGCCTAAACGAAAACTTAAAGATATAGCAGATGATATGGGGATTTCTTTTGATAAAGCATTAGAAATATCTTCATTGCATCTTGAAGAAGATATGGTCACAGGACGTGGCAAAAACACTTGGATAAACGAAGATGGACAAGATATAATGGATTCATATATACCTGTACCGCAAAAGTACAGAGCTAGAATATTATCCGTTGCACCTAATCCTAGATTTTCGTTTGTATACATAAAAGAAATGCTACGAAAAGTACCTATAAGAATGCCACGAAGATTCCAAGGACAGAATGGGGTTGGCAAGTATGTTTATATAGAAGTAGATAACAGCAGCGAAGAACCAAAATTTAATTGGGTCGAGCCGCCTAGTCTTGATTAATGTGTTATAATTTGCCGAAATGGAGAATACCGAGACCGCTAAAGCTCTTACATACGTAAGGAAAACACCCGATGTACAAACTTTACGTTGGGCATACAGTAAAACAATAGCCGACCTAGAATATTATTTTGATTTGTGTAGAACAAGTTATGATGATAGGCGTAATTGGTGGAGCGGGAAAAGCCGCGACCACCGTAAGCACGGTGCAGACGCTTTTCCTTGGGAAGGTGCATCGGATATTGAGTCCCACGTTATTGATGAACGTATTACTAGACTTGTATCTATGTTTATGTCGGCAGTTTCAAGAGCAAATGTTAGAGCATTTCCTACAGAAACAAGCGATATACCTAAAGCTACAGTAGTATCTAACTTTTTAAAATGGACAATCTCTAGTGGTTATATACCTAGATTCAAAAAAGAAATGGAACTAGGTGCTAATTATTTATTAGAACGTGGTATTCTTATTACTTATATTGGTTGGCAAAGAGAAGATAGAAAGTTTTTACAAGAGTTAGACTTGAATCAAATAGCAGCTATAGCACCAGAGGTAGCAGAATCTATTGCAGATGAAACCGATACAGAAAACATAGCTAATTTATTAATTGCTGCATTTCCAGGTGTAAACACAGAGCGAGCAAACAAAGCTATTGCCGACCTAAGAAGTACAGGTAAAGCAGAGTTGCCTACAGTAAGAAGACAAGTAGATGCTCCAGAAGTAAAAACACTTGCACCCGACGGAGACTTTTTCTTTCCGAGTTATGTAACTGACCCACAAAGAGCGCCATATTGTTTTTGGCGTACATACTACACAGCACAAGAGCTAGAAAATAAAGTAGTAACTGATGGTTGGGACCAAGACTTTGTAGATGTAATGATTGAACGCTACCGCGGTATCAACATTAACTCTATTGAAAACGAACAAGAAGGCAGAAGGTCAAACAATGTAAGCGATAGCATTTATGAATCAGATGATTTAATTGAAATTGTTTATGGTTATCAAAGATTGTTTGATGAAGAAGATGGTTCGGAAGGTATTTACTGCACAGTATTTCATAAAGACTATAGCGGAGGAGATGAAAGCCCTGCATTTGCTAAGTTTGAATTACTAAATGGATATGAAGATTATCCTGTAGTGGTTACTAAACTATCAGAAGATTCTAAAAGACTTTATGATACAATGACTATACCAGACATTTTGCGTGGTATACAGAATCAAGTAAAGGTAGAACGTGATTCACGCATTGATAGAAACTCTTTAGCTACATTGCCACCAATATTACACCCTATTGGACAAGCACCAACAGATTGGGGACCAGGTCGTATGATTCCTTACAGAAGAAAAGGAGACTTAGACTTTGCACCTACGCCACCATCACCTACTGGTTCTATAGAAATAGAACGAACACTAGAAGAGCAAGCAGATGCTTTAGTTGGACTAGATGTAGAAAACCCACTTGCACCTGTACGTAGACAATTCTTGATAGACAAGTTTTTAAATCACGCTGCAGAAGTTTTGAAAATGACTTGGAAGTGCTTTCAAAGATTTGGACCAGAAGAAGTTTTCTTTAAGGTAACAGGTAGCCCAGACCCAATGAAGTTTTCAAAGGGAGATGCTAACGAAGATTATGACATTGTTGTATCTTACGATGTATTAAATACAGACAGAGAAACACAAGAAAAGAAACTAAATTCATTAGTGTCATTAGTTCAACTAGACCGCTCTGGAAGAATCAATATGGATTCATTACTAGAAGTTGTAGCAAATTCTATAGACCCTGTAATGGCAGATAGTATTTTACAAGAAGGTAGTCAAGCAGCACAAAAGATGATGCAAGACATTACCGATGACTTAGCTAAAATATTTGCGGGTATTGAAATGCCTGCTAGACCAAATGGTGGTCAAGTTGCAATGCAAGTTATACAGCAATATACTAAGCAACCAGATGTTGCACAGCGCGTACAAACTGACGAAGCATTTAAAGCAAGACTAGAAAAATACATTGGTCAATATACTTTTATGGCGCAGCAAGCGCAGAATGCACAAATAGGTAAAGTAGGTACACAGCCTGCATCTATGGGTGGAATGCAAACACAAGGTATTAATCAATGAGTTTAGAAGAAGCTTTAAAAGTATTACAGCATAACGAACATTTTGCTGTATTTATATCCGTTGTTCACGCACTAAGAGAAGAGTCTATAGCCGAGTTACACAAGGCAGACTATGAATCTATGCAACAAATATCTGGAAAGATTTTAACATACGACCAACTATTACAAATGTCCGATTGGGAAAGTATTCGTAAGAAACACGATGGTACTTTTAAGAGGCTTGTATAAGGTAGTATAATGACTTTTAATCGCAATCGCTTTGGCGCAAAGAAAGTGGAAAATTATGACAGATGAAATCAAAACTGACAACGTAGAGTCAGAACAAAAAACTACGGATAACAGTCTTACACCCGCAGAGTTTATGGCTCAGCGTGTTGGTTCACCGCAAGGTGAATCTGAAGTAGCCGAAGAATCCCAAACAGAGGAAGAAGTTGTTAATAAGAGTGCAACAGAAACCGAAGAAGAAGAGACCCAGGCAGATGTTCTTTCACAGTTAGATATAGATGACTTATCGGAAGATGAATTAAAAGCATTGTCCACTAAGCTCAACAGTCGTGCAGTAGCTCGCTATGGCGAACTTACTAAAAAAAGAAAAGCGGCTGAAGAACGAATGGAACAAATGGAACGTCAACTACAGGATTTACAAAATTCTAAAAAAGAAGATGTTCCAGTTGTAAAAGACAATCCTTTAAAAGACATTGTAGACCCTCAACAGTTACAAGAAAAAGCAGTTCACGCACAAGAAGTTGTGGATTGGGCTGAAGATTTATTGTATGAAAAAGGAGACTACGGACCCGATGATGTTATTGCTACAGTAGATGGACGTGAACTTACTAAAGCTGAAGTACGCAAAACAATGCGGCATTCTCAAAATGTTCTTCGGAAGTTTGTTCCTGCACAAATGCAGGAGATACAGAAGAAAAGCGCAGCTATACAAGCTAGAGATGCCTTTGCGAAAAAAGCAGAAAGTGAATTACCCTGGTTAAAAAACAAAAATAGTGAAGCGTACAAAAAGTACGATGCTATGATTAACGATAGAAGGTTAATTGACCTTCAAGAAATTAATCCAGAAGTAGCCGCACAAATGCCATACCTTGTTGCTCACGCAGCAAACAGTATGTATGGACGTAAAGTTCTACCTCCTACAAGGACTGCACCACGTGCAATCAAATCTACTCCACCAAAAGGTGCGAATACTGTAGCAGCTAAATCTGAAAAAACTGTACCAAGAACAGCTAAGAAGCTTCAAGACCAGTCAAAAGCCTTTCAAAATACTGGAAGCACAAATGATTTCATAGCTCTTAGAACCTTACAAATGCAAAATAGAAAGTAAAACTTAAAAATTATGTCGTTTTCAAATACATTCGATACAACTAATCCAGGTTCTGCTGTTTCTAACCGTGAGGATTTGACAGATGTCTTAACAATCCTTGCGCCAGAAGAAACACCAGTCCTGTCATCAGCCTCGAAGACGAAAGCTAACGCAACATTTGCTGAGTGGACAGTAGACAAATTAGCAGACCCAGGTACAACTGGAGTTGCTGAAGGTGCTGACGTGACCACTTTTACAGACAAATTCGCTGAACGCGCTCGTCTTGGTAACTATGTGCAAAAATTCCGTAGAGATTATATGGTTTCTGATTTACAAGAAGTCGTTGACTCTGTTGGACCTGCTAAAGTTGCCCAAGCAGAATCAAAAGCAATCCGTGAACTTAAACGTGACGTTGAAGCTACAATCCTTAGTTCTAATGACCGCTCTGTAGAGAACGGTGCAGGTACTAACTATGGCTTACGTGGACTAGGTAAATGGTTGGCTGACGGTACAACAATCGCAGGTACTCCTGCAGATGTTCCTGCAGCTTATGCAACACCAACTGCAAACAACTCTGACCAAGGTAATGCTTTTACTGAGACACATTTAAATACTCAGTTATCAAGCATCTTCCGTCAAACAGGTCAATCAAGCAATATGATGCTTGTTGTAGATACAGGGCTACGCCGCCGTATCTCTGACTTTGCTCGTCTTGCTGCTAATGTTGGAACTAATCCATTACGTCAAGTAAATATGGACCAAGGTAATACAACAATCAAGTTGTCAGTTGAACTTTATGAGTCTGACCATGGTGTTGTTTCTGTTGTTAATATGAACCCTGTTACTGCACCTGCTACCGTTACTGGAGCAAATACAGACCACGCAGACGGTTACATCATTAACCCAGATTATGT